ATTCGTTTTTATATTCAAATCTTATGATTTCATCTTTGGTGTAAACCTCAAAGTATTTGATTTCATCTTTGGTAAATTCCCTGCTGAAACTTACTAAATCATCATTGTCATCAAATACAGGATATAGTTTGTTTTTCTCAGGAGTTAAGACCTTTGCTTTAAGTCTGAAATTAGAATTAAATCCGTAATAGTCGTTAGGTTCTGTGATAGGATACCAAAGTTCTGCACATTCTGTAAATCTACCCACAGCGGTAACAATTTCCTTGTCTGTGAACTTCATTTTGTTTTTATCCAAAACCTTTATAAAGGCATTATATAGATTAGTATCCTGCGTGTTGTTAGTGTATTTTACAGGTTTTCCACAAAGGAAAGTAGTTGCGATACTTACTATTTTTTTTTGGTAAGAAAGCCCAACTCTATTAAGGGGAATAGTAGTTGTTTTGATTTTTTTATCTCCGTTTTCATCAATATAATCAGAGGTTACCTCTCTATCAGGATAGCGGTATTTATTCTTAAAAATCTCATGTTCTGTTACGATATATTCCTTATTAAATTTCCCAATATTTGGTAAGACTCTATTGTTTTTATACTTCTCAATTTCCCGAATAGCGTTCATGGTTTTGTTTTTAGCAAATATATGAAAAATAAATGATTACATGTTTTTATTTAAAGTAAAAGTTTAATTATATTTATAAGAATGATGCAAGACTATTTAGATTGTTCCTTATAGGTTTTTTAAACTCAAAATAACAACGCATGAGTATCATATCCCTATAATCAGGAGAACGCCCTAAACCTTGTTTTATATCTTCTTTTCCTAAAAGCGTAACCACATCAGTATCTGGAATCCGCTCTATTGTATCCAGTTCTTCTTTTATGTGTTCTTTCTGCTGTTCAGATAGTTCAGCGGAAATATACATTTTATTCTCATTGATAATCCTTTCTGCTAAATAGACCAGCATTTGAGTTTGTAGATTTCTATATTTAGGAGTATCTTTTCTTCCCTCACTAACTTCTTCATCAAAAGGTCGTGCATTGTTCACAAATCCTACCACTCCTAAATTATCAACCACGCCACCGCCTACACCATCAGCATCTACAATACAATTAGATTTAGGAATATTATACCTGCTTTGCAGTGTTTGTATGCAGGATTGTATTTCGGTGGTTTTACTTATTTCAAATTCATATACTTCTATAAGTTCCCAACCTTCCCAGACGCCAATAACAGCCTTATCAGAACCAAACCTTGCTACATCGGCAGTGATATATTTTTCTTTTCCTTTTTCTATGTGTGAGTTAGTAAAGGATTCTAAAATCTTATCGTAGATACAAAGTTTATATGGGTTATCATCATACTCCCAATTACCTTTCAAAAGCCTTTCTTTCTTTGCTTTGTCCGATGTACTTTCCAGCTGTTCTATATAGTCTTGACCAATAAATGGGTTTTCCTGCACAAAAGCCTGTAAAAATGTTTGTTTTTCTGTGAGTTTTCCCTCCAAAGATGGTTTGTAAAAATAAGAATACATCCAGTTCTTTTTAGGGTTGCAGGTAATGAAGATTTTAGGTGTCAAGTTATACTCATCATTAAGATGTCTCCCTACCCTTGTTTTTAAAACATCAAAAGCACCAAAATTAACCTCTCCCCCTTCTTCTATCCAGCCACCTGTGTATTCTACCGAACCATATCGCTCATATAATGGGTCTCTTGGAAGATATCGTAAATCCAGCATATCTATTTGAGATCCATTTTTAAAACGAATAAAATTATCCTGTCCGTTGTACTTCCACGCCTCCTGAGGTATTTCCCATCCGTTTAGCACCTCGTGAATGCTGGGTATTGTAAATTTACGCAAATCATTTAGTTGCTTACGAGCAATAAAATAGTGAGTTCCTGCATACATCATAGCATCAGCCAGTATCAGTGAGCACCCTATAAATGATTTACCGCCTCCTTTTGCGCCTCCATATAGCACCTCATCAATATCATCATTAGCCCACGCTTTGCCGCATTCCTTCTGTTTATCATTGCCATTGCTGTTAAACTCAAGTACTACATTCTTCATTTACTTAATTATTATCCCAGTTACTTGGAAAGGCTGCAAATCTTTGCCGTCCTTCCCTGTTACCTCCTGCTTAACCGGTGCGTCCCATCCCTCCATTTTAGATAGTTGTGCAATCGCTGAAATACGCTCTCTATATGAAGGAATAAACTTCTCCCCATCAATTCTCATTCCTTTACCTCTTGCTATATCAGCGAGTATCTTCAGAGCGTCCATTTTTGCAAATAAGTCTTTTTTACGCTCTTCTACCTCTGCGCTTATCAATTGCTTTGATACCTCCTCATTAATCGTTTTTTGCCACTCTTTAAATTCTTTTTGGGCTTGTTTCCAGTCCTTACTGAATGTTTTTTCTGTTTTACTGAACTTTGCTGAATATTTACTGAACATTTCCCCAAAGGACAAGAGAGGAGACTTTTTGAGTTCCTCTAACATCCATTGTTGTCTATTTTTTGGGGTGTTATTCATATTTCTGAATAAGGTTTTTTGATTGTTTCACAAAGTTTTTTCATTTCCTTACATAAAGGATATAGATATTTTATTTTACCTTTTGTAACATATTCAGTTGCGTTCTTGTCTAAATTTTTCAGTATAAAATCTTTTCTTGATATTCCTTTCAATCCTCCTTTTTGCTTTATAATATCTGAAATCCTACGTCCGTGAATACGCTTGCCATTTATGATCCAACTGCTATCAGTTTTGTTTTCATAAACCTTTCCTACAAAGTACCAGTTAGTAGCCTGATATATTATTCCTTTGTGTGATTGGTCAATATCAGCATAAGAGACTATCATTTTGCACAAAGGGACGTCTTTTTTTACTTTCTTAATTGCTTTTGCTAATACTTGTGATGTAGTTTCTTGCTTACCATTAAGCGCCATTCTTACAAGTTCTATGATTTGTCCTTGTTTTAGATTATATTCTGATCCAATATTATTATTACTTCCTGTCCCAAATACTACACAACCACACCATTCGTTATTATCATTAAATACTGAATAAGCAAATGTATTCACTGATACTGATTTTGCATAGTGAAAATTCAAACAACTATATTTTATCGCTTTATTGCTTGCTAATTCTAATCTCATAATTCACCACAACTTACAGAAAAGTAAGCCCCTTTATATTTTCTATCAATTAATTCTGTAATATCAGCTTCTGCCTTTTGCAATTGTTCTGCATTTTCAAAAGTTATTTTTATAATTGCAGGTTTGTTTCTTGAATCGTCTATTAGTTCATCTTCATTAAAACTATCTTCTGAATAGTTTATATCCTTTTCTTCAATCTCAACCCCCAAATCTTCTAATTCAAAACCATACTCATCTGCTATTGCTTCTACATCTTCAAGGTCTATATTATAGTTTTGATGCGCGGTAGTGTTTGCTAATATTTGTGCCTTGTAGTAGGTATCTGTATCGTCTTCTATATCATTGCGAACAATTACAGGGTACTCATTCTCCGCGAGGGTTATTTCCTTTGGTACTAATCCCTTTTCGTCAAACTTCTCCTTTCGTGCGTGTCCTGAAATGATTGTCCCTTGTTTGGTTACTGATATACTCTCAATCACTCCTACCTCATCAATAGAAGTGCTAAGTAGTTCCATACCTTTTTCTGTGTGCTTGTTTGTGTTTCTCTTACTTGGTTTTATACGTATCATTTAGATATATAATTTAACAGTGTCTTTTGTATATAATTTTCTTGAATTATTGTATTTTGCTATTTCTGTATTTGATTTTCAATAATTTGTTGAAACTCCTCAAAGGTGTAGCATACAGCGTAATTGTGTCCCAGTGCAATGGCTTTCTTCTGAAAGTCTTTTTGGTTATTTGTTTGGCGATTGCCTTTTACTTTCATCTCAATATAAAGGCTTTTACCTTGTGGAAGTAACACAACTAAGTCAGCCACCCCTGCAAGTACCCCCTCTGCTTTGAGTCGTTGTGCTTCACGAACGTTGCGACTCCCACCATTAGGAACGGCGTAAATAATGAGGTGCGGGTATTGGTATCTGAACCAACGCACGCAGGCGGTTTGAAGTGTGCTTTCTTGGTGTTTCATTTGTTAGTTATTTGCAAATACTTCTTTTAATACTTCAGTAGTATCTATTTTTCACAATGCAAAAATACGAAATACTGCCTTAAAATCCTAACAAATTTTCAACTTAACAATTTGAAAATCAGCGTTTTATTTAGTTAAAACAACTAAATAAAAGAGTTGGTAAAACGGCAATCGCCTGACTATCACACCCTATAAAACGCAAAAAGACGAGCGTTTTGCCCGTCTTTGCGTGAAAATTATTTTGTTATATTTATAACTTTTCTATTTCATACATAATAGGTAACCCTATTTCGGTAGCGATATAATGCTCGATACGTGCGCCCTTGCTGTCTTGCCAGCCTT